CCGCCCCCGCCCGCCTGCTGCTCCGGCGTGCGGATCGTCACATCCTCGCCCGAGCTGGCCCGGATCAGGTAACTGTCGTTCGGATAACCGGCTGGCACCGTCAGCTGCAGGCCGTACTGGCCGCCCGGTCTGCCAGCGGGGAATGGGCTGCCCGGTATTGCCGGATTGTCCCGTTGCTCGTGGCTCTTGATTCTCTGGTATTCCTCGAACTGCATCTCCCGGTAGATGGTCGTCACATTCACTTCGATGTTGCGGTCGTGCAGGGAGTTGATCGCGTCGGCCAGTTTCTTCACCTGGTCTTCGTACAGCGGCGCCGAGAGCTGGCCGGCCTCGAAGGCTTTGTTGAGTTCCAGCATCCTGAGCGACACGGCGAAGCTCTGCTCGTCGAGCTGCCCCAGGGCGAGCGCCAGGTTCAGCTGACTCTCGCCGTTGAGCTGGGCGCTGACGCTGTTCAGAATGAACTCGCCCGTGGCCTGGCGCAGGCTTTCCCGCGCCTCATCCAGTTTGCGCTGGTAGGCCTCCACTTCGGCTGCGGTCTTGGCGATCGCCTTGCCGTTGGCCGCCACGTAGGTCTCGGTGTAGCCGCCCAGCTCCCTCACCTTCTCGGCCTGGCGGGCATAGGCTTCCCGCGTCTCGCTCAGGACCAGCATCAGCCGGTGCTGCTCGTCGGCGTCGTCGCCGGTATACTCGGTCAACTTCTGCTGGGCGTCGCCCAGCCCATAACTGAGCGACAGCAGCTTGTCCTGGGCAATGAACAGCGCGTCGGCCGAGCCGGTGGCGGCATACTGCACCGTCACCAGCGTTCCATTCTCGGCCGTCAGGCGATCCAGCTTGTCTTTGGCCTCGGCCAGTTTCCCCGAAAGATCGGCGACGGTGTCCCGGTAGTCTTTCGTCGCCGGCCCGAGCGCGCCCCGCACGGCGCGCTCCAGGAGAAAGGCGGCATCGGCGGTGGCCATCACCTGTGCGCCGAGCGCGGCCGTCGTGCTCATGGACTGCGTCTCCTCGGCGCGCCAGTGCTCCAGACCCTTGCTGGCATAGGTCAGCGATTCGGCATGGAGATAATTCGCAGCAATCAATTCCTGGATAACCCCGTAGCGCGTCTGCATGACCCGTATCAGATTGCCCTCGGCGTCGATCTGGTAGCCCGCCACCTCGGCCGCGCGCTCCATCTCCGCCCGGTAGGCCTCGTAGCTGCCGGCCGTCCTGCGCACCTCTCGCTCGTGCTCGATCAGCGCCGCCTTGACCTCGCCCTGCCTTTTGGCCACCATCAGGCTGATCTGAATGACCTGCAGCGCCACCACCACCCAGGCCGACAGCGCCGCCGTGGCCCCCGCAATGCCCCCGGCCGTGACGCCCACCGTCGCCATTGCCACATTCAGCGCCCTGATGCCGGCAATCATTCCCGGCAGCTTGCCCAGCACCAGGAACACAGCCGCGTCCACGCCCAGCACCGCCGTGGCATAGGCAATCGCCGTCGCCGTGTTCTGCTTCTGTTCTTCGTCCAGCTCGTTGAAACTCTTCAGCGCCTCCGTCGTCAGATCGATCGCGTCGCTGAACGCCGGCAGATAAGCGTTGCCCATCGACATCGCCGCCTGCTCGATGTGCCGCTGCAGGCTCGTCAGCTTCTTGCCGGCCGTATCCATCGCCGTCTCGTACGCCCCGCTGATGCCCTGACCGGCCTCGATCAGCGCATTCAGCGCGATCTGCTGTTTCTCCACGCCCGTCAGCGATTCGACCGTTCGCCGGTTTTGCTCGGCCCAGTCGGCATACGCCTGCTGCAGGTTGACGATCAGCCCCAGATTGCGCAGCACCTCCGGCTGTAGCGTCGTCAGGCCGTGGATCATGCGCTCGAAAGCCTCGCTCGAATTGACGCCTGCCACCACCGCCGCGTTCTGCGCGATGCGCGCCAGCTCGCTCGACTTGGAGAGATCGATATTCGCCTGCGCCAGACGGATGAGCGACTCGCGGCTGGCCCGCGTCGTAATCCCCTGCGCCTGCACCTGCTCGTCGAACGCGCGCATCTGCCCGGCGCTGTAACCGGCCGTCCGGCCGACCGTCGTCATCACCGCTCCCAGCGTCTCCACCCGCGCCGCCAGCAGCGTCATGCCCGTGATGCCCGCCACCCCGGCCCCGGCCACCAGCGCCAGCCCCTGGCCCACGCGCGTGCTGGCCGCCGCCAGCGTGTCGTACTGCCGCTGCAGCTGCGCCGAGCCTTCGCCCAGACGCCTCGTCGCCTTGTCGGCGTGGTCCACCGCCGCCGCAAACGCCCGCAGCTGCGCCGTGAAGTTGTCCGCCACGCTCAGGCGGATCGTCGTCTCGCGCGTCATTCTTCCTCAGCCTTCATCGTTCATCCAGCAGCACCAGCAGCTGCGCCAGCACGCCGCTCTCGCCCTGCGCCTTGTCCTGCACCTCGCGCCGCAGACGCTCGCGCCGTTCATCCCGCAGATACTGCCAGGCCAGCAGGTCCACCCGCTCAGCCCGCGCCAGCGCCTGCCACTGGCCCGGCGTCAGCCGCCAGCGCTCCATCACCCGGTGCACCCGCGCCTCGTGCGCTCCGAAAGGAATGGGCCACGCGGGCCAGTTCCTCCGCTCCCACGATATTCAGATGCTGCGCCGCCTCTACCAGCACGCTCACCGCGTACTGCCCGAGCGTATCCTGCAGCGCCGCCATCTGTTCCGCCTCGGTCTCACCCGGGATGGCGAGCTGCAGGCAGCCCAGCAGCACTTTCAGCCCCAGGCGCCGGTTCGCCTCGTTCAGGCCGTTCAAATAGTCCTCGTTCTCGTAATCGAGATCCTGCACCACCTGCCCGTTGACCTTCCGCAGGTCCTTCACCGGCGGCCGCGGCCACTTCACCGCGCGCCGGATTTCCCACATCTGGGCCTCGGTCAGCGCCTTGAGCTTCACCTCCACCTGCCGCCCGTCGGGCCGGCGGATCGTCACGTACACCGGCACCGCGCCCAGATCCGCCAGCGTGCGCGCCTCGATGATCTCGTCTGTCTCCGGCATGATTGGCTCCGTCATGGCTCTCTCTCCTTGAACATCCGACTACTGCCTACTGCCCGAACGCGCTCCAGATGTTCGCGTGCAAGCTGAAGCTGCCCACGAACATCCCGTTTTTCACTTGCTGCAGGCCGAACTCGTCCACCGCCCCCGAATACAGCCAGTACAGCGCGCTCTTGGCCAGGCCGCCGCCGGTCACCAGCCCCTCGAACTTGACGTGCACCGCCGCGCTGGCATTGATCAGCGCGAACGTCGTGCGATCCGCGTATAGATGGCTGACGCTCAGCTCGGCCCGCTGCCCGGTGAGATCGTCGTGATAGATCCCGTCCAGCGTCCGGGAGTTGAGCCAGCCATAGATCAGGCGCAGCGCAGCGTCCTCCACGAACGCCAGCCCGCTGCCGCTGACCGTGCCGCTGGCGCTGGCGTACAGATACAGCTGCCCTTCCGGGAAAGCATAGACCTCGCCCGTAGCAATGACCGGCATGGATGGCCCGTCCTGGATTCCGACTCTGGACTGTGGACCCCGGACGGTGGACTGTTACGCCAGGTAGCCCGACCCGGTCGGGCCGACCATGCTCAGGAAACGCCAGGTCTCCTGCCACTGGTTGCCCTGCTCGCCCTCGGTCCAGCCCTCGGAGAGCTTCACCCCGTTGGCGAACTGGTAATACTGGCCGGTCACCGACGGCGCCTCGGTATCCGTGCTCTTCAGCTCGAAATGCAGCTGCTGCGTCGAAACGCCCGACCCCGTCGCCGCTGCCGGCTTGTTGCCCGTCACCGCCTGCAGATAGGTGAACGTCAGTTCCGGCGCCTCGCTGGCCACAAACTTGTGGTGGTGCGGGAGGCCGCGCTCGGCCACCGTCGCGATGTTGCGCGCGCTCTTGTAGGCCTGGCCCGCCTGCACAAAACCCACCAGCGCGCTGGCCGGCGCGCTCGCCGTATTCCAGCCGCCGGTGCCCGAAGCCTGCACCCAGCGCAGCGCCCCCTCGGCAAAGTTGCGAACTTCCCTTGACATGTTGACCTCCTGAAAAAGAAAAGCCGATACGTCTGTATCGGCTCAAAGGCTCTAACAGTTGACTGCAGACTGTGGACTGCAGACTGTGGACTATGGACTGTGGACTGTGGACTTCAGACTGCAGTCACCCTTTCCAACCAGCGATACTCGACCAACAGCCGCACCCGCCCCACGTCCGGGTTCGGATCCGGCGGCGCCGGACTCTCGCGCACCGGCCTCACCCGGATAATCGTACCGTTCGCGGTCGGCGCGGCCGTCGAACCATACACGTCCAGGATCGGGATCGCCGCGCCGGTGGCGAACACCCGCGCCGCCATGTCGCGCAGGATCGTCAGATTGCGTCTCTGCTGGCCGCTGGCGCGCTGATAACTCTCCCAGCAATCAATCTCCGCCAGCCCCACCTGCTCCACGCCCTTCCAGCCCGGATCGAGCTGCCGCCCCTGCGCCACCTCGCGCGGATCGTGGCCCAGATGCATCACGCTCCAGCTCGGAAACGTCAGCGGCTTCTGCGGATAATCAAAATTCACCACCGCGCTCGGCACGAACGCCGGCAGGCCCTGGGCCGTCACCTGCTTCAAAAAGTAGTCGTTGAGGCTGCCGGCCACGTTGTAGAACGCACCGATCTGCGCCGTATATCCCATGCCTCATCCGTTGTAGGGGGCGATCTATGTATCGTCCCGTGTATTACCCCTCAGAAATTCGTCCCGCCGGCGTTCGTCGCCACGTACAGTCGGCTCACGTGCTCCGCGCTCAGCGGATCGATCAGCCCCAGCTCGTCCTCCAGCGTCAACTGCCCGAACAGCGCCGCCCGGTCAATGAACCCCACCGGCGCCTGGCGCGAATGCCCGGCATTCAGGAACTCGATGTATTCCACGTTCGAGCCCTGGGTGATCGTCAGACCGCCGTCCTCGCCGAGCCAGATGGCGTCCGCTTCGCTGGCCCCGGCCTGCGCGCCCTTGACATCCCGCGGCGTCCAATGCCCCCAGCTCGCCCGCGCCCGGCCCGTGTCCACCGGCATCTCGAGCTTGACGCGCTTCTCGACCGCCCGACTCACCTCGCGCACCGCCGTGCGCGCGGCAAAGGCCGTCGCCTTGTCGGCCTCGGAAGCCTCGGCCGCCAGCCGCCTGAGCTCGGACGCATCAACCTTGATCTGCATGCTGTTTCACCGCCCGCAGCGTGATGCGGATCTCGTCGCACACGTCGAAATAGCTCATGGACAGTTTGAGCGCCTGCTGCGGGTCCAACTCGCCGGCCCGTATCGCCCACTCCTCCCGGAAACGGATCAGCGGCGCACCCTCCACCTCGAACTTGAACGGAATGCCGTAATCGAACGGCGCTTCCGGATTGTCCGGCTTCAGATACGAGAACGAACCGGGCACGATAAGGCGCGTATGCGTCGGATCGCTCACCCCGGCCTGGCTCAGCCCGAACGGCGCCACCACGTGCACCCGCCCGTCCGGCTTCAGGATGCGCCAGCACTCATAGAAGAACATGAACCAGCCGTCCAGCCGCTCCACCATCTCGCGGTAGCGCGCCGCCGTCGCCCCCGGCAGCCCGTCCACCAGCCGCGCCTCGTGCGGCACGTGCTCGATGATGTGCGAGCAGTAGATCTCGTCCACCGTATCGTCGTTCCACGGGCTGCCGTTCGACGAGCGCACCCACGGAAAACGGAACAAATCCACCTGCTCCTGGATGCCCGGATGCAGGTGCCGGTCCACGTTCACCCAGCCCGCCTCGAAACACGTCTCCGGCAGCGGCCGTAGGTGCCGGTAGACCGGCGCCACGTCGTAACCCTCCGGCCCTGTAAACGCCGGCGGTGTCTTCTCCTCCCCGTCGGCCCGCCGGGTGGCCGTGGGCTCGTCCGGGTAAAGCTTCTGCGCCGGCAGGATCACCTGGCCCGCGCCCAGATTCAGTTTCAGGCTCATTATTGGCTCATCTCCCTGGCACACTCCGCAGTCACCGACTCTGGACTATGGACTGTGGACTATGGACTATGGACTATGGACTGTGGACTATGGACTATGGACTGTGGACTAAAGACGGTATCGAGCAGCTGCTCGGCCCGCGCATCCCACGTGTGCGGCCGCACCGCCGCCTGGCCGCGCCGCGCCATTGCCTGCCACAATCCCGTGTGCAGCAGCCGCCTCGCCTGCCTCACGCAGTCCTCGGCGTCCGTGTAGGCCGCGTAATGCTCGCCCTCCACGAATCCCAGCCGCTCCATGTCCGGGCAGCGATCCATCAGCACGCAACAGCCCTGCGCCATGTTCTCGAACACCCGCATCGCCACGTCGCCGGCGGCGCTCTTCACCAGCGCGATCTTCGCCCGGTTGTAGGCCGCGTTGTAATCGTCCCACAGCAGCCCGGTCGCCGCCTGCACCGTCAGCCCGGCCTCGGCCAGCGCCTGCACCAACTCGACCCGCGGCCCGTAGGCCACGCCCACCAGCGCCACGTCCACCTCGCGCGCCAGCCCCAGGTCGGTATGCACCTCGGGGTCGTAGGCGCAGGGCAGCCAGTGCATGTTCGGCTCGCCCATGCGCGCCCCCTGCGAATGCGCCAGGAACAGGGCATCGAACTCGCGCGCCGGCCAGTAATTCCTCACATGGTTGTCCACGCCCCAGACCACGTGCGGACAGCGTGTGACGCCGCGCAGCGTGTAGGCCGAGTCGGCGGTGATCACCAGTTCCGGCCGCCAGGCGTCCCAGGCGGCGTGCCCGGACTCGGCCGCCGCGTAGTCCGGCGCCCATGCCCAGCGCATGTCCACGGACATACCCCAGATCCGGTTACCGGTCGCCGGGCCCACGCTCCGCACCTCGTGCCCCAGCCGCCGCAGCGCGCGGGCGATGTAGCGCCCCGAGGCCACCGGATAATGAATGCAGGCAATCAGGATGCGCATGGCTCTGGCCACCTAATAATTGACATGAATCACCTGCGTGTCCGGCGTGATACGCCCGTCCCACTTGCCGTGAAAGCGCAGGCTGTTCGACATGAAGATCTGGTGCGGCACGCCGCCACTTTTCCCGGCCCGGTGTTCGAATACCGCCGCTGGGCAGTACCAGATCTCGAAGCCCTGGGCCTTCACCGCCTCGCACAGATCCACATCCTCGAAGTAGCCACGCACGTAGCCCTCGTCGTAGCCGCCCACTTGCCAGAACAACTCGCGCCGGATGGCCAGCGCTGCGCCCGTCGTCCAGCTCATGCGCTCGGCGATATTCACGCGCCAGTCATCCTCGGCCCAGCCGATGTAGCGGTGAAACGGCCCTTTATTTCCGCCGTAGAGCCCGCCGCACGACTGGATCGTCGCCGGTCCGTCGCCCTCGGGCGGAAAGACCAGCTTCGGCCCCACGATGCCCACCCGCGGGTCGTCGAACGCCGCCGCGAGCGGCGCAAACCAGCCCGGGCGCGCCAGCGTATCCTGGTTCAAGAACAGCAGCACCTCGCCCTGCGCCCGCCGCGCGCCGGCGTTGCAGTTGCCGGCAAAGCCGAGGTTCTTCTCATTGCGCTGCACCTGCGCCGGCGGCCCCAGGATCTCCGCCAGGTTCACGTCCGGGCTGCAGTCGTCCTGCACCAGGATCTCGACCATCAGCTGCGGGTTTTTCTGCGCCTCCGCCGCCAGCGTCTGTACCAGGCTTTTCAGGCACAGGATGATCGCCTTCAGATCGTTGTAGGCCGGGATGATCACCGACAGCGACCGCTGTAGCGGGGGCGCTGGCCGGCTCGTGGCCGGGTCCGTAGGTGTCGCTGAGTCCGGGCGCGGGGTTGGGCTTGCTTGCTGCATGGCTCGATGGCTCCTTTTGCGCGCGCGCCAGCGCGCGCTGTATCACGTCTTCGACCTGGTCGGTCGCCGTCTCCCATGAGAGCGTCCTCGCCCACTGGTAGCCGGTCTCGGCCAGATGCGCAGCCAGGGTGCGGTCATCATACAGCCTCCCCAGCTTCGCGGTCAGGTCCTTCAGGTTGGGGAAAGCGTCTTTGGCGCCTCCCCATGTGCCATACTCCATGTACTCCAGCCGCTGCACCAGCAGACCGCGATCCTCGCCCACGATCTCCGGCCCCGAGCACCAGTCCAGCGCCAGCGTCGGGATGCGGCAGGCCATGCTCTCCACCAGCGGCAGCCCGTAGCCCTCGCGGTGGCTGATGACCATGTGCGCATCCAGCAGGGCGTAGCGGTTGCGCAGCGGCAGCATCGCCCCGTTGGGCTTGCCGTCCTTCACGAACAGGTCCGGGCGGTACTTCACCCGCTTCTGCTCGGCTTCGCTCCAGCCCATCTGCCCCAGCAGCTTCGGAATGTCCCAGCCGGCCGGGCTGGCCGGATCCATGTCCAGCAGCAGTTTGGCCTCCGGCTTATCGCGCGCCATCTCGTGGAAAGCCTCGATCATGGCCGGAATCGCCTTGCGGCCCTGATTCATGGCCATCACGCCCACGATCCAGTCCTCGGCCGCGTAGCCGGCCTGGGCCCGCAGCGCCGCCTTCTCCTCGGGCGCCGCCGGGTAGAACTCGTCCGTGTTCACGCCCGGCTGGCATAGATCCACGTGCTGCCCCGCCTGGCGCAGCGCCTCCACCCCGAACCGGCTGATCACCATCCGCCCGTCGGCGAACTTGCACAAGTTCAGCCAGTCTGGATGGACCGGCGTGCCGTCAATCGGCGTGATCCATACCCAGCGCACCCTCGAGAAATCGATCCGGCAGCCCTGCCAGATCGTCTGATGGTAGGGGAAATCCTGGCAACTCACCAGCACGTCCGGATTCGTCGCATTCACGATCGTCACCAGCCCGTTCCACAGGTCCTGTCCGCCCAGCGGCCAGATGTGGAATGGGAAGTCGTGCGGCCAGCCCGTATAGCTGATGCCGGCACCCTGCAGGTCATAGCCGCGCGCCCTCAGCCGGCGGGTGATCTCGTTGCCGATCCGGCCGAAGCCGCTTAGCGCCACCAAGTCCCCGAACCACAGGACCTTGATCGGTTTTCCCGTTCGGTTGTTAAGGTGCTTGCTCATGGCTCTTAGGCTCCTCGTCAGGCCGCGGCCTCAAGCCGCGCCTGACACTCACGCGACTCGAGTCGCGTGAGCAGCTCAATCCATTTACCCCGTCGCCGCCGCCAGCCGCAGCGGGCTGCGCCACTGCACGCGGCCGCCCAGCACCTGCGGCGTTCCCTGGCCGTCCACCCGATAGGCCGTCCCGCGCCAGACCAGCTCGTCCTGCGCGCCCAGCGCTTCGTCGGTCGTCACAAACAGCTGCGCTGCCTGGCTTTCGCCGCCCGGTGTCAGACTCTCGCGCGCTTGCGCCAGTCCCACCGCCGCACCGATATGGAACAGGCCGGTGATCATGCGCTCGGCGTAATTGAACGTGTCGCTTACACCGAAGCGCGGCGCGCCGGTCGTGCCGCTCACATAGCGCCGCACGAGGGCCGTCTCGCCGGCCCCGGCGAATACCACCTGCGCGTTGCGCCGAATCAGGGCAGCATCCGGGCGACCCATCAGCCGTTGTACTCGCTGGAGAAGTAGCCCTGCTGCTCGCTCCAGCTGTCGATGCCGCCCTGCGGCCCGTCGCTGCGCTCGATCTCGTCCAGCAGGCTCTTCTCGATCTCGCGCAGATGTTTCTGCGCGTTCGTGTCGTCGTACTCGGTGCCGTCCGGCGCCGCCCACTTCGCGCGCCGCAGACCGTCGAACAACAGCGCCCGCACCGCCTCCAGCGCCGCGCCCGGCACGCCGCCGCCCACGGCAGTGAAGTGGCCGAGCTCATCGTCCGAGAACACCGCCCACTGATACTTCGCGCGCCAGGCCGTCTGGGCCGTGATCACACCGCTGAACTGCACCAGACCCAGCGCCAAATCGACCGTCGCGCCGGTGGCGCTCCAGCCGGTCGGCGGCAGCAGGAACGTGTACGCCGAGAGCGCCGAGAGATTCGAGAACGGCGCGCCCTGGGCCAGCTTGAACTCGCTGGCCGTCCCGTCGCCGAAACGAACTTCCTCGGCCAGGCGCCACGGATCCTGAATCCGCAGCCGGACCTGCTGCGCAGTCGTCAGGGGTGATGCCATCAGCCTACCCCTTCAGATCGACGAGGAAGCTCCGGTCGGCCGCCTGCGCCACGCTGGCGCTGATGATAATCTGCCCGGGGAAACCTTCAGCCGCCAGCAGCATCGCCGCCTGGCTGCCGAGGATGCAGCCGCCCGTCCCGCCCGGCGTATTGGCGCTGAGAATCGCCGCCGCCGCGTCCCGGAAAGGCTGAAAAGCGCCGGTAAACTCGCCCGCCAGGCATAAGGTCGCCGCCGAGGTCAACACGGGCACGCGCACGTTCATGCGCCGGTAGCCGCCTATATGAAAAGCGCTTCCAGTGGCCTGCCCGCTGGCCATCAGCGCCGTGACGGTCTTGATTTCGCCCACGGTGGCCTGAGTCATGGCGGTTACTCCTCCGACTCGTCGGACTCATCGTCCTCGTCGTCAGCCGCGTCCTTCTTTGGCTTGGCAGCTGCCGGCTCATCGTCTTCAGCCGCCTCCGCCTCGTCCTCCTCTGGCTTGGCGGCCGCCGGCGCGGCTTCGCCCAGCTCGGTCGCCAGCGCTGCCTGCTCGGCTTCGCAGAGCGCCATCACCTGCTCGAGCCGGGCGGTCTTCTCGGGATAGTCCTTGAACCACTGCTCGGCCTCCACTGCGTGCAGCATCACCACGTTCACCGCGTAGTGCTGCAGGATGGGCGAATGCGTCATGCCCATCCGGTACACCGGATGTAGCGGGTTGGTCAGCGCCGCCTCGACGAACTTCTTCAGCTTGCCGTAATCTTTCGGAGTGTCGCTCATGCTGTCTGCTCCCGTCCGGGGCTGGAGTCATGCTCCAGCCCCGGACTGTTGACTATTGACTCTGGACTGTGGACTATGAACTATGGACAGCCTTAGTCCACCGTCGGCGCGGTCGTGGAGGAGGAGTAATAGGCAAAGCGGTCGTTCAGCATGCCCACCCCGAACCAGTCGCGCCCGCGGTACTTGATGTGATCGTACATGAAGTAGCCTTCGTTCTCGGCCCGGCGCGCCTCCTGCGTCAGGATCTGCAGTCCGTCCACTTCCTGCAGCGCCACGGCCATCTTGCCCTCCATCAGCACCCACTGGTAGCTGGTGCCCAGCCGTGGACTGACGACGATGCGGTTGATCAACCCGCGGAACGGGTTGGAGGTGCCGGTGCCGTACACCTTGAGCAGCGTGTCGCCGCCGTGCACCATCAGGGTCGGCGAGAGCAGCAGCTGCTTGGCCGCCATCTCCAGGCGCGGCGTCACCACCAGCGTATCCGGGTTCACGCCCAGATACACGCCGCTCTTGGCGTCCTTCATCGTGCGCAGCACGGCCAGAGCCGTGTTCAGGCCGGTGGCCGAGAAAGTCGTCGCGGCCGTGTTGTTACCGATATCGTTGTCGCCGGCGGCCGTGGTGCGCACGTAGTTGCCGACCGTATTCAGCACCGAGTACACCGCCTGTTCGCGGGTGTTGGCCGCCGCGCGCCCCAGCTGCTGCGCCTGGCGCTGGATGAGCAAGGTCTTGTTGAACTTGATCATCTCCTCGGTGATCTCCAGGATCAGGCCGCGCTTGTAGTTGCGGATGTTCACGGTGCGGTCCAGATCCTGCTTGCCCACCGGGTACGGGGTATTCTCCGAGACCACCGGCAGTTCGCCGATGGCGTTCTCTTCGATCCAGTCCTCCGATTGCTTGGAGCTGGGGAAGACCGTCACCAGGTCCGGCCAGGTCACACGCACGCCGGCGTACGAATCGAACGCGATCGAGCGGATGCCGTCGCGCAGCAGCGTCGGGAAGTCGGCCGTGGAGGCCGCTTCGAGCAGGGTCATTGGCCGGCCGGCGCGCGCCTCGAACAGCGGCAGCGCCCCGTTCGGCGCCTGGTCGCGCAGTTCAGTCTCGCGCAGGCGCCCGGCCTGCGGGTCGAGAATTTCGATGATTTTCGCTATGGTAGACATTTCAGGTTCTCCTTTGCCTGTGGATTTCAACCGTGGTTTAGAAGTAATCCACGGCAAGGGTGCGTGCGTCGAAGAGCACGTCAAGCTGCGCCGCGCTCACGTCGCCGGCCTTCGGCACGGCGATGACCTTGCCCACACCCGAGGCCAGCGCCCCGGTCGGGTTGGCGGAGATTTTCTGCCGCGGCGCCGTCACCCACACGCCGCCCACGCCGGTCGCGCCGGTCGTGCCCACAATGCCGCTGGCGGTCGTGGCCGGATAAATGGCGGCGCCCAGGGGCACGGTGCCCGAGTCGCCGCCTGTCACGCGGATCACGCCATGCGTCAGCACCGGTAAGGCGCTGTTGTTCCGCGTGCGGCCCTGCTCGTCATAGACCGGGTTGTTGTCCAGGGCCACGCCGACGCCGCTCGTGCGGTAGGCCGGGCTGGCATCCTTGTTCAGCCCGGCGATCACCGCGCCGGAATACTGCACCCAGTCGCCCTTGGTGATGATGACCGTCCCGTTCGCCGACCCGTACAGGATGCTGTCGTCAGGGAACAGATTCGGATTGGCCAGAAGTGCGGTAGACATGTTTTCTCTCCTTGGTCATGTCATCGCTCCGGCTCGTGGCTCCCGCGATAGACGATTCCGTTACGCGTATTACGTTGGTTGCATCCGCCGGCGGAAATCTTCGGCGGTTTCCCCCGGCAGCGCCCGCCGGCTTTCAGTGATGCCCAGCGCTTGTTCAGCCGGGTTCGCTTTCGGCGTGGCCGTGAGCGCCTCCGCCGCTGCCGTCCGCTGGCCGGCGCCCGTCACCGGGACCGGCGGGCGGGGCGCCGCG